GTGAATTGTTGTTGGAGGCGGTGCGAACACTTGAAGCGCAGGCATTATTTACGATAAAGCACGAAGTTGATTGTTCTGCTATGATTGACAAAATCGGCGAAATTTTTGACCAGTCCTTTGGTGGATCAGCTATGCAAAAGTGGCGTGGCCGCATTGTTCGGTATGCAATGTTTATCTTTGAGATGATCTCGAATTCGTCGTGGTCATCCAAGGTGCGATCTGCCGTTTCCACATTTTCCGATTTAGATTTCGGGCACATTGGATTAAATATATCCAATTATGTTAAACTCCTGAGCGAAGTATTTAGGGGAGGTGTCCGCAATACAGAATTGGTTGCACAGGGAATGGAAGATGGTTCCACACAAGAGAATATTGTGCAAAGTACTGTTCGTTTGTTATGTGCATTGTTCGAGGCTAAGGGGCCCCAAGAATTGAGGCTTGAGACTGTTCGTGTTAATAGGTTGGTAAATTTGACCAAAGTTATTCGAGGTAGTTCTACTATTCTTGAGTATTTGGGGGAATTAATCAGCTATTGCAAAGAATTGATAGAGTCTCATGTTCTTGGTCTTACTACCTCGGATCTGCAATTGAAACAGATAAGTGCAGATATACCCGCATGGATGATTGAGGTTGGGCGCATTTACAATAATGAGGGCTTAGCTCGCGTTAATGGAGATCGTGCCTTGGCCGAGCGCGTTAAGCAATTAAAGGAAAAAGGAGATGAGTTCCATAAGATTTTGGTGCAGGCTCGTTTGCGTTTTGCTGCTACTGTCTCTTTTCAGACGGTTTATAAGCAGGTAGACGATTTGTATCGAGCATCTGTGCCTAATCAGTTTGCTGATTCTTATCGAAAGACTCCTTTTTCTATTTATTTGTTTGGTGCCTCAGGTGTGGGTAAATCGATGTTGCAGAAGGCACTTACAGCTCATTTGTTAGCACACCGAGAGACCCCTTATGATCCTAGTAGAGATTTATTTACGCGCAATATGGCGCAGGATCATTGGGATGGTTACCATAATCAGAAGGTGGTTCTTTTTGATGATTTTATGCAGGTGACTGATGATGAGCATAGACGTAATTGTTTAGGTGAGATTATAAACATAGTGAATCATGTTGCATATCCATTGAAAATGGCTGCCTTAGATAATAAGGGCACAACTCGCTTTACTTCAGAATTAGTTATGTTTACATCTAACATGAACATAGATCATACGGTTCAAAATCTGGTGCGTGATTTAGGTGCTATAAAAAGGCGCCGAAATGTTGTAGTGCAAGTTCGGGTTTTACGTCCGTTTCTGAATGATGTTGGTCATATTGATCCGGCGTTGGCAGGGAATGGGTTTAATCCTGGTATTTATATATTTGATGTGCTCGATAGTGTAACGGATCGTGTTGTGGCTCGTGGTATCAATTATCAGCAATTATTTTCTTATTGTGCCCAAAGGTGGACTGAACTAGATAAAAAGTTCGAGAATGTTGAGGATATCTCCCAATTTGTAGCTAATTATCCAACTCCTTCGATAGTTGATTTACCCGAGAGCTTGGAAGCTCAGGGTTTGTTTTCTTCGAAGAAGCCGAGTTTGGATGTTAGTGATCAAATGGTTGATATGGAAGTCTCACGAATAGTTGATCGGATCCTTAGTGGAGAAGATGTCGAGGATGATGTATTGGAGTTTCTCTCTCTTCTTGATGAGGAGCGTAGTAAGCAGTCCAAGAGCATTTTCGACAGGGCCCGAGATAAGTGGGACGAGATCATTCAACATTCGAAGAATTTTTCTCGTGGGTGTTCGGTCTTATTGGATAGTATAACCAGTAAGATGCGTGCACACCCTTGGCTGACAGCATTGGGTACTTTATCTGCAGTGGTCATAGGGTTGGGAGGCCTGCTTATGTGTATGGGTTCCAGAGATGAGTGTGAAGCTGAGGCTTCTGTTTCTGGGGATGAGCGTACGCGTAAGAAGATGACCTCTATGCGAATAGAAGCTAGTGTTTCGGGAGATGAAAAGACCCGAAAGAAGACTTTGCGCATGATCACTGAGAGTGATGATACCCCGGAAACTATATTGGCTGATGATCTTATATCACAGGGTAGTACTGATCCACAAATGTTGGATATTATTAACTCTGTTGTGTGTAATAACATAGCTATTGTTGATGTCGAAGGAGTTATAATGAATGCAATGGGCATTTGTGATACTATTTTTGCGATTCCTCTTCATGCATTTGCTCGAAGTGATATAAAGCAAGCAGATGTTAGCATTTCCATGAAGGGTAATTTTACCGTAAGGTTTAATACCCAGGATTGTGAGATGCACATTGTAGAGGAGAAAGACCTGGTTTTCGTACGAATTCCTCGCAAGTTGTGCCCCCCTGTTCGGGATATAAGGAACCATTTTCATTGTGATGAAGATGTTTCTAAATATCAACTGGAGAAGGGGATGATAGCCAATTTGATGAAGGGTGGTTCTGGAGCCCGGGTCGTTACTCTTCAGACCTTGCAACAAGTCCGTCCGAAGGGACAGATTTCATATGTCCATCGAGCTAATGGTGAGGAGGAAAAGTTGAGCATAGTGAATGGCTATACTTATAAAGCTGAAACTCAAGGTGGATCATGCGGTGGTCCCATATTATGGAATCAATCGTGTGTGTCCAAGAAAATCTTGGGGTTCCATGTTGCTGGAGGAGTTGGCCATGGGGCTTGCACTGCAGTTACTGGTG